CATTAGAATATTCAACTTGGTCTGAAGAATGATCGTCAGCTCCACCATTTTTGCGAATCCATGATAAGATTGAATTGTAATTTTTTAAATCTTCATCAATTATAAAAGTTAAATTAAAATCATCATATGTAACTCCGCCACCAGGAGCAATTGGAAAACTTCTAAATCTTGTTGGAACGTCTATGGAAGGCATTGAAACGCCAGGAAGATTTGCTTGTTGGCAAAAGAAATCTACCCCATCAAATAATTCCAGATTTAATTTAAATCCTATAGGAGCAAGAAAATTTCTATTTTGTGGTTGCTCCTTATACCATTTAGCAGTCATGTCAACTTCCCAAGCTATAACTATTTATTTACATAAAAAAAGAGTCCCCGAAGGGACTCTCAACGAATCGTAAATATGATTCACATCAAATTTTTGATTCTTACACGTCTGTAGTACATGTTCTTAGAAGCGGTGAGGCTTTCTGCATCAGGTACAGGAACGCCGTCGCCATCAACACCGTTGAATACAAATGGGTTAGCAACCATGCCGTAACGAGTCTTGAAGCCAATTTTAGGCTGGAAGGTGTTAGGGTCAATGCTGCGTAGCATTTGAAGGGGAACGTAAGGGCAATAGAAAAGACCAGCATCATAAGGATTGGTTCCCTTATAACCCATGACGTAGTAATGATCATTAGAAACGTTAGCCGAATAAGGATCAACGAAGACCTTGATACGACCATTGATTGTACCAACCATGAGATTAGCGGTATCATCAACCTGACCGATGGAAGGACCACCAGCGCCGGTTAGACCTGAGGAATAGTCAAGAACGCCAGCAAGGGCAAGAGCCGAAGCAACGTCAGCAGAGCAGAGTAGGAAGTTACCTTTTCCTCTACGTGTTTCTTGAGCAATAGCGTTAGCGTCACGCTCTACTTGGAATAGAAGTCCTTTGAACTTCTCAACTGACCAACGACCGTTGGAGTCAACGTCAAGGTCAAATACACCAGAGGTAGCAACGTTATTTTGAGCACCAGGTTTAGCGATGGTGTAAACAGTACGAACAACTTCACGGTTGATTTCAGCGAGAATCTCGCTTGAAAGAATATTCGCAAGTTCTTGCTCAGCGTCAAGACCGTGAACAGCCTTAAGATCCTGAGCGAGTTCAAGAGTATACTCTGAACGTAGGGCTCTGGTTCTAGCTGTAACAGCACTCTTCTCAATGCTGAAGCTCATTTCGTTGAATAAGGTTGAACCTGATCCAAGAACTTCTGCAGTTTCACGAGCGATAGGACGAACGCCACGCTCATAAGTACCAGCACCTGCGCCGTCATCGTTAAGAAGACCGGGGTTTGAAGCAGCATAAGCAGGATCGTTAGCAACACCGATAGGTACTACAGGATCGTTATAAGCAGCAGGTCCCTGAGTGTTAGCCGAGAAGTTTACATCAGGTTCGTTGAAGAGGGCTTCACGACCTTTACGTAAACCAGCAGCGCCATTGTGCTGATAGTGAGCTTTCATGGCGAAGATAAGTCCGGTAGGACCGTTCATTGGCTGAACGCCACAAATGTCATAAGCGACAAGATTGGGCATGGCACGACGAACAAGGCTGATCATCACTGGATCAAATCCAGCAAGACCACCAGTTTTGGTGTCAAGACCTGAGCCTGAAAGAGCGTTACCACCGATAGCACCAATTGTGTTGGGGCCTTCGGTAAGCATACGGTCTTCACGTAATGCTCTTTCTTGGTTTTCTAAAATTACAGCGGTAACATCTCTTCTATGCTTATCGGTAATAGCGGGAGCTTCAGAAGCATTTAGAACAGGTGCCCACTTCTCTGTGAGATGTGATGCGTTAAACATTTACTTAACCTCTTTAAACGTTGTTATTTTGGGGTATTAATATTTATTATATAATTATTTCCAGCGACTGAGAGCACTTAGATATTGCTCCATAATTGGAGAAACATCATGGTTTTCAACTGGAGTTTCATCACTTACTTCAGTTTTGTTTACTGATTCTGGGAAGTATGATTTACGAAGAGTTTTTACAGCATGAGCAAATTGCTCAGTTGATTCAAAAGTTACTCCCTCAGATAATGAAGCAAGTCTTTCTTTTTGAGTATCAGCAAGTCCTTCCGAAACTTGGTTTAGGATTACGACTTTGGTTGACTCAGAAAGGCGATTATTTAATTCCACGTTACGCTCAATTTGTTCATTGAGGCGATCTTCCATCTCACGAATAGTTTCCGCCATATCCTCAACTACATCAGTTTTGTCTTGAGGAATCTCAATCCAATGCTCTTTGCAGAGATTCATAAATCCGGAAATGAAATCTTCAGTAATTTCATTTCTAATACCACGATCAATAGCGACTTGATTTTGCTCAAGCCATTGACCGATTCCATACTTGACAGTTCCGGTTACTTCTTCTGAAAGTTCGGCTTTGACAACTTCAACTTGCTCAGCAAGTCTGGTTTCAAAATGCTCTTCAAGTTTGGTATACTCTTCTTGAAGCTTGGCTTTAACAGCGGCTTCAAAAATTGTTTTTGCTTTTGTTTTGTAATCTTCTGATAGCTCTTCGCCTTCGGTTAGAGCAGCAACATCGGAAGAAAGATCAAGATCTTCAAAAGAAGGCTTGATTGGATAAGTTACATTTGGACCAGTTGTAGTTCCATAGGCAACTTGAGTTCCCACTGAAGGAGTAGCAGCCATATCTCCAGGACTCTTTTGATGAGCTTGTTGTGGATCACCCGAAATTTGAGAAATTGGAGCAGCGGCCTTGGCACCAGGATTCTCTTCTCCATCCTCATCGTGTGAGTGTGGCGTAGTTGTGGTTCCACCTAAATCAGTGGCAGGCTTTTGACCAATAGCAACTGATGGTGAAACTGAAGGAGCTGGATCTTTTCCACCCGCCTTAGCAGTTTGAACATCTGAAACTTGAGAAGGCTCCTTGCCGGTTCCAGGAATTACCGAAGCTGAAACGGTTGGCATTGGATCGCCCGCTTCACGGATAATTTCTTGTTCCTTTACAAGCTCCTCAAATCTTTCGTTTAATACATCTGACATTTGAGTTTCCTCGTTCTTCTAACAATTATTCTAAGATTATTTATGAAATTATAGATTTGAAAGGAAGTGCTCAAATGATTTGAGCTTCCTTTCTTCCAAATTTTTTCTGGTAGATTCAGAAATATATCTGTGGTATTTAGCAATTTGGTGTTCACGAAGAATCCCGTTATCCCAAATCCATTCTTTTCCTTCCATAATTCCATTAACAAAAGCATCAGGAGCGGAAGGATCGGCAACAATATCAGCAGCCGTGGCTAACATAAAATCATCACGAACATAATTTGTTCCATTCCTTTCTTCAAGTGAACCCATACCACGAGAAGACACACCAAGTTTTACTCCTTCTTCAAGAAGTGACTTGGCAATGTTACCTAATGGAGTTTCAAGAATTCTTGCTTTTCCGTAAAAGTCAGAACCTTGTGATCTAAGTTCTACGATGCGATGAGAAACTCTATCCAGATTTACTGAAGGACCATCTGGGTGTCCAAGTTCTCCAAGAGCCCTACCAGTTTTTACATACTGTTCTGTATATCTTTCAACTTCTCTATTGAGAATATTGAAAGGATACACTCTACCATTACGATTTTTAACTTCTGATTGAAGAAAAACTCCTTCAATATAAAGATGTTTTTTACCTGCAGTTTCTTCTACGAGAACATTAATGTCCTGAATATTTTCTGTGATGAGTTTCATTCTTCTGTTTCTATTGATTCTACCGGTTCATCAAAATAAGTAGAAGCAACGGATTTTTTATACATTCCCAAAGCTTCTGCTGCGGTGGATTTCATTAAATCACTTACCATATCAAGAGCATCTACTTTCTTTTTATTAGAAATAGCGTTAACAATATCCAAAGTATTTGACATATAAATATAACCTTAATTTATAATTTTATTTAGCAGAACCTTTACTTGACGGAGGTTTGGGTTTTGGTTTTGCTTTTTCCAAATCAATTTTTCTTTCATTGTCTGCATCTGCTTCGGCGTCAGAAATTTCTGGAGCATAAGCATTGTTTTCCATTTCTTTCTGTGACAAGATATTCATTTCTACTGGATCCATAGCGATACCATTTTCAATATCTTTCTTAATTTGTTTATCCATTTCTTTATATTCTTTTTCCGTCTGCATCAATACTTGTCTACGAACAAATTCAGATGACAAATATTTGCCTACAAATGGGTCCATTTGAGTAACAAGTCCAATACGTTCTTTCATCAACTCCATTTGTTTGAGTTCATTAAAATGATTATCAAATAGAAAGTCGTATTGGATATGCTCCTCCATATCTTCCCAATCTTCTGGGGTAATAATACCCTTGAGAATTAATTGGGTCTTGAGCATATCATTAAAAAGCTCACTAAATCTTTTACGAAGACGACCAATAAACTTAGCAAACTTAAGTTCGTCTCTTAAAATTTCTGTGGTTTTACCTAAGTTAAATGCTTTATTGTCATCAGTTAATCTTGATGGCGGGAGATTAAGCGAGTTGTAAAGTTTCTTTTTAAAATATTCTACGTCTTTAAGTTCGCCAAGATTTTGTCCACCTGGTAGTGTAGTAATTTCAGTACCACGACCACCTTCACGACGAGGTAACCAGAAATCTTCAAGCATACTCATATGCTTTTTATCATCACGAATCTCTCCTGTGGCAGAATCGTAAACAAGTTTGTTACGATAACGAGCCATAACATCACGAAGATATTGCTCTGCTTTTACTTTTGGAAGATTGCCGACATCAATGTAAAAA